CAACCCTCCACTTCGGTGGAGGGCTCGCTGGTTAACCACTAGTGTGGTTATACTGAGTTCAAATCTCAGCTTGGGTAGGGGAAGGCCTCCCTAGGATTTCCTAAATTGGTCAGTTGATCTGCTTTGGCGGCAGTATAATCTAGTCATCTTTCGTATACTTATTTACACCTATTTATGGAACTGAATCGCTTCGCATATAGACTCGGGCTAAGAACTGCTGATATTATAATAGCTGGAATAATGGTAGCTCCAGCTCCAAAAGTTTATAGAAAAATTAAAAAGATTGCAAAACTAAGAAAAATTAGATCACACGTTCCAGCTGAAGTTACTGAGAATGTATTTGAATATCTTCAATATTTAGATTAAACGTTGTTGATGAATTTCTAAATATGCATTAACACCTGGACGACAAGTAATGATCTGTGAAGTAAAGTTTATAACACTTTACAACACTGTAAGTTTCTTAAATTATACATCTTTTTTATAAAATAATTATGAATAAATGGGAAGAAATTTCAAATAATCTTGATTCTGAAGAGATCATTGAACATCTGAAGAAATTAAAAGATTCTGAAATATACAAGCACTATTCACCAGATTCTGACGAGGTTTTATGTTCTTTTAAGAATGAGAAAGACGTTGTTGACTTTCTCGTAGCTTGTGAACCTATAACAATAGACTTTAGTTCTAGAGAAGTAACTTATTCTTTATCTAAGAAAGGAGTCGAAAATGAAATTTTTGATATAGATATCTCGAAGTCATTCTCAATTTCCGACACTTGGCTTTACGACAAACTACATCCTGTGAACCTGGTCTTTCCAAATGCTGTCGACTCCGAACTAAGTTCTGAACAAAAGAATTTGTATATTTGCTTAGTAATATCTGGAGTCTTAGGAGACATTTTCGAAGAAGAATTTCTAGAGTTAGTTTCAAATTATGATTTCCAAAATTGGGAATCGAAAGGGGAATCCACGTTATCATTTACTGCACTTTGTAAAGAATGGGTTCAAATGGATTCTATAATTGTAAAGATGGTGGCTTCTGCCGCAAGATTTGCATTATCTAGAGAAAAAGCGAAAAAAGAGATCCCAACGGCACTGGGCCTGTCAGAGGCAGAGGCTTCAGAGTTACGTAACCTGATGAAGAGAATTGAAGATGAAAGGTACAATTACGACAACAACATTTTGAGTGACGAAAAGAAGAAGGGAATGAGTAAACTGGACATCAAAATCAAAATACGAGAAATGAATACTAAAATTTCAGATATTTTGAAAGAGAATCCAAGATTGCACGAGTTGTACAAACTTACAAATTTGAATTCTCGTAATATAAATCCTATTGTTTATCGTGATTCTCAGTTGAAGTCGAAGAAAGAAGCAGTGAGATTATTTCAAAAATTTAGTGGTAGGGAGGTAAGAGACGATAAAGACAAGTTAGAAGTAAGCAAGATAGCAAAGACTCTGATGAGAGAGTCAATGAGAGCGTGTGTTAATAAGTTGTTTTCTGAGGAAGCTGAAATATACAGAAGAAGTCCTGATAACTACAAAGCTCCGGATTTCGTGTAAGGCGTAGAATGAAATCGCTCTCGAGCAGATTCAATGTTTTTTATAAGGTATGTTGTGACTTTCTGGATAATCATTCTCGAGACTCTTACTATAACTCCGATTCTTCATATCCCGGATTTTATTCTTCAACTTACAAGGGTTTTGATCCTAATAAGGTCTCAAAAAGACTTAAGAATAAGAAAAAGAAATTATTCAATGCGAATGTTGAAGAAGGGAAGAAGATAAGTAAGTCTTCATTAAAGAGAAGAGAGAAAAGAAGGAGAGATTACTTCTTAACTGAAGATGGTGATGTCTTCAGAAGGGAGAGTAAAGGTGATATATTTACTTGCGATGGTATCAATTGTTTCAAACACAAAGAGACTTCTAATGTTCGTGTCGGAACTAGACCTCAAAAATTTGATAGACCACCTGAATGTAATACTGATTTCTTCTTCCAGTTCACCAAGGTTTTCGAAGAACTAAATAGTAGAGAGGTTCTTGATGAAAAATTTGAATTAAACAGACATGTTATCGTTGACGGATGTTTCGATACAAATAAACATGTAATACAAGCTCAAATGGATTGCAAGAATTTCCTAGGACGGGCTACTCCGAGTGAAAGACATCTTAACATGATGGCTGTAGCAGTGAGGGATGCAATTAGGAAATTGAAAATCGAGGACCTTGGTGACGTAAGTATCAATGATATTCGAGATTTTGATTTCAATCTAGATACAAAGCCTGGATTTAGATTCGAACATTATTTGAAGAAAAATTATAAAAAAAATTGTGTTGATGAAGCGGTCTTTTTAGCAGAAGAAAGATATGCTTCGATCAACAAAGCATCAGCTCAAGGGAGATTTATCACGCGCGATGAAATATGTCCTGGATTCTACACTATTGGTGCTAGAAGTAAAAGAGAGACCGATCCAATTGAAGGTGATGCGGCCACTTCCAGGGCGATACACATTCCAGAGTTTCATGTTGAATTACACGGTGGCTGTTTCAGCGACAAAATAACATCACACTTCATTCAGAAAGGGGAAGGTCCAATCTTCATTGGAAACTCTTTCACGAAGTTTGATAGGTTTGGGAAATTATTAGATTTAAACGAATTTGCAGTTGAAGGAGATTGGAAGAAATTTGATTCAACATTAAGTAATTCACTGATTACATTCGCTGTAGGTATTTGCAGGTTGTATTTCCCTGAAGGAATCTTATATGATAATCATTTTCTCGCAATTCTAGATTCACTAGTAATCAAGGATTACCATGTCGTTGGAGGCAGGGTTTACCGAATTTTACACGGGCTACCTTCAGGTAGTAAGTGGACTTCTATTATTGGGTCTATAATTAATTTAATCGCCTTGAACTACACATTCAGTTCAATAAAATATTATGATAGGTCTTTTGCAATTGGCGGAGATGACTTCGTAGTTTTTGTAAAGAATGATAAGTATGAAATTGATAGTCTGCAGGAAACTGTTGAAGCAAAGGCGGCCGAGATTGGAATGACTATTAAGTATTTCAAGTTGAAGTGTTTTAAAGGTAGTGACGACGTAAATGACTTTCCAGTCTTTTATAAGTACACTGTTTTTAAAGGATTCCCTATAATCCCACTTGAATCTGTAATAACTAGAGTCTTTTCACCTTGGAATAAAAGATATAAATCAAATTCTGCCGTTCTTGGCTTTCTTGATGATATTTTTCCATCTTTAGCTGCTCCTAGTACAGGTTGTTACTTGTTTTATTTATTATATATCTACATTTACTATAGAGTCACTAAGAAATTGTTGAAGATTGAAGACTTAGTTGTTAGACACGAAAGAATTTTCAATAAAGTAATGAGAGAGGATTTAGACTCTCACTTTATTGAAGTCTTCAATGTCAACAGCGTAAGTATTAAAAGAAATTTTATGGCCGGGAAGTTGAAGTCTAGCAAAGATTTCCTTAAAAAAATTTTCAATTTTTAGGGAGTTCCCTTTGTTTAGAATTTTCTTCCTCTCTGATTGTAAGGTTTAATTTAAACTTCGATTCTGCTATCATAGTGAATAAAGACAATTTTTAAAGAAGAAGAGAGAAGAGC